AGTGACAACTGGATTGCCAGCAGGAAGGGAATAAACCCCCGATCCGTTTCTACTCATTTGATGCTCCTTGTTGGGCGGCTTTCATCATCAATAACTTAGCCAAATTACGCTGTTCTTGTGTACCTGAGTTAGCCAAATTGATAACTGGTTTAGCGGCTTTACCTGCCAAATATGCACCTTCACCCACCACTCTTGGACTTTGTAATGGCAATGTGGCCAAAGGTATTAAACCAGCAGGGCCAAGAGCCAATGCACCTGTAATACCACTTCCTGCGGTAAAACTTGGCAATACTTTTTGTATGCCTCTTGGAGCAATACTGTTTAACGATTGACCTGCCAATGCTGGCATCAAATCTACGCCAGCTTCTTTTTTCAGAATATCAGCTAATTGTTGGCGGTATTGATAGCTTGTATTGGCGTTATTACGGGTCAAAGATTGTAGTTTGCGAACAGCAGTATCTACAGCGGTTTTATCGCCCAAGCCTAATGCTGTTTCAAGTTCACGCTCAAGACCTAAAGATTGCTCATAATCACGCATTGTTTTAGCATAATTTGGGTCTTGCTTAACAATGGTATTTTTGACCTGACCTCTAGTCTGAGTAAGAATCGACTTGGCTTCTTTAGACATATCATTGCTGTAAAGATCGTCAATTCTGCGTTTTAACGCATCCAAACCTTCTGCTGTGTGTAGTTCAGGCTTGCTTTTCCACTCATCAACAACAGATTTAATTTGACCAACTTCTTTAAGTGTTTTATCGCCAACTCTTGACGCTTCAACACCACCAACGCCTTTAACAGTTAAGCCTTTTAGCGTGTCTTGGAATGTAGTTTCAATAGGTTTAAAGTCCAAAAACACTTGGTTTTTGTTGGTTGACTGAATACCTTGTTCGTAAGCCTGTCTACGCTGGTTTTTTAATGTTTGCAATCCGCCTTGTGCGGCCTCTAATATATCGGTTGCAGGTACTTCACCCCGCAAATTAGCTAAAAACTGTGGATTTTTAGTTGCACCAGCTTTAAATGCTTCACCAACAGCATCGCCACCTGCACCTGTAGATAATCCAAGTGCTTCTTTACCAAGCCAGCCAGCACCTTTAATTAAAGGTCTAGCAACTTCACCTAATGGGCCAGTTGCCGCACCAAAAGCCGCAGATTGGCCACGACCTTCGGATGTTGGGGTTAACAATGCTCCTGTTGCACCACCAATGGCGGTTTGTTCGCCTGTAGCTACAGCCCAACTAGGAATCTTGCCAATAACATTAGCTACTTGTGGAATAGCTTTGACAGCACCAACAGCTTTTTGAGCCGCTGAGTAAGGTACTGCGTATGATGCAATTTGACCTGCTGTACCCGCTACTGGAAATTGCTCTTTAACTTCGCCAGTTAATTTTTCACCTAAACGGCTAATGTTACGGCCAGTTTCAGGAAACGCTAATTCAGTTAACGCACCAGCACCTTTAATCAATTCGCCAGTACCCGAAACCATCATTGGCCCAACAACCGCATTACCACCAAATTTAGGCAATTCTATGGCGTTAATAAAGCGGTCGTAAGCCGTTTCAGGTTTTGGCATAGCTCCTTGTGGCAAGGGTGGAAAGCCATTATTAACGGCTACAGCACCTTGGGGAAGCGGTGGTAAAGTTTCATCCATTATTGGGCTGGCTTTCCTGTTTTAGAGTAAACCCATTTGCCATTGCGAACCTCAATAGGTTCACCATTAAGCACATATTGTTGGGTTGCTTTTGGCTTTTCAGTAGGTGGAGCTTCAGCTTTTGGCACGGCTACATATTTACGCATTGTTTCAGGCACAGGCTTTTGCTGTGTGCCGTAAGCGTTAACAATAATGTTGCTACCAAACTCTTGTTGATTTGTAATCATCTTTTTAAGGTTTTCTTTAGTTACAAGAATATCCTTATAGTTTGGAATTACCTCATCCAAGATGCGTTCATCACCGCCATTCAATACGCCTAACTTATTGGCTTCTTTACCTGTCAATTTAACTTGAGCGTGTAATGAAGTCAGCATTTGACGAACACTTGGTTTGGCTAAGTCAGAAGTTGTTAAGCCGTCAACATAATTGTTGTACTTAGTAAGCGTGTCGTAATACAGTTTTGCACCAGTTACTTGATCGCCAGCAGTACCGCTTAATGGCTTGTACAAGTCTGCTCGCCATTGGCGAATATCTTTGTTTGGCAAATTAGGTGGTGTGGGTTCTTTAAATGGATCGTAGCCGTATGCTTTAACTAAATCGCTTGATGTAGATGTACTTGCAGGTTTAACAGCAGGTGCTTGACCGCCACCAGCCAAAGGTGCGTTACCACCAGCAGGGGGCATAACAGCACCAGCAGGTGCACCAGTTACAGGTTGATTACCAGCAACAGGCATCCTGCCACCGACAGCAGAAGGCATACCAGTACCAATGCCTTCATCACCTAAACGCAACGCTTCGGCTTTAGACATGGCTGGCTTGCTTACTCCCAAGAATTGCATTGTGCTTCTTGGGTCATCAGCATTAGCGTTGTAGCGATAAGTTTCAGTATTGCCTGTTTTATCGTTGTACTGGCTAATTTCTTTCCATTCAGGGCCTTTTGTGGCCTCTTTGATAGCGTATTGACGCATCCAAGCTGGCAACATATCGTTTTGTGCCGCCCCTAAATTTGCGGCTCTTGGGTTTGCAGGTACAGCAGGTGATCCATCGGTTGCAGGTTTACCTTGCAATTGGGACATATAGTCAGCCAATGCGGTATTCTCGCCTTCACGAATCTTTTTAGCTAATGCTAAGTTTTGTTTTTCAGCTTGATCTGCAAAATACGCACCTGTACCAGCATTAACTAAACCAGCCAATTGCTGTGTCCAAGATGGAGCAACAAAGCGACCACTAACCATTTCGCCTTGTGGCATTTGTTGACTGCTTAACATTTGAGCCAAACGCTGTGAACGGGCTAATTCTTGTGCATCACCAGCGTATGCTGTTGGAGTTGTTAATTGCTGTATTTGACCGCCAGCTTGTCCAGTTGTAAAAGCCATGATTATTCCTTAATTATTTGGCATTAACTGGCCATAAGCACCAGCTACAGGCATATTTTGTACAGGGCTCATCATGTCAGCACCGCCTTGACCCATCAGCATTTGCTGTTGTTGGGTTAATGGCAACATAGAAGCAGATTTCATGTAAGTATCTTGCTGTCCATAACCGCCTTGAGTTGTACCACCATACTTATCGCCCATGTTACGCAAAGCCATGCCAAGTTTTATTGGGTCAATACCACTCATTGGGTTTTTGCTAGTTCCCAAAGCCTGTGACGCAAGCTGTGAACCCTGTTGATTAAGGGCATTTTGGGCCATTGCACGGCCTGAAGTGTCCATAACTGGGGCTTGACCATAGATGTCTTGTTGCATCGTTTGTGGAGCAACTTGTGATAGGTAGGGATTCATAAAAAACCTTTATAAATGTTTGATTCCGCTGTTATTACATTATCGATTTTTTTTACAATTTCGACAATAGATTCGTACTTGCTAGGGTGGTTCTTTTTGATGTATTTAAAGCGTTCTGCACTTTCAGCCATATAAGCGGTGCAGTTCCAGCAATCTAGGCTTGAATGGGCCATAGACAGCCTTTCGTTAATAACTACATCTTTGCTACGCAGATAGTCAATTACTTCACTATCTTTCCAGCTTTCGATCGGCAAGTAGTATTCGATCCCATTCTCAATATGGCCTGACTTTATTGGGGCACGATGGCCTTCTGAGTTACGCTGACCCCTGATAATCCCTGTAACGCCCAGCTTACGCATTTCAGCATCGCAAGGAATACAAAAGTTTTCAGAACAGCACTCAAAGTAGCTACGCACCTTAAAGTCTTTAATACTTGTTACTGATTGCCCAAGCAGGGTGTAATTCACAGGAACTACATCTACTGGGTAACCTTTAGACTTAATAGATTCAGGCTGATTTGTCTTGATTTCGTGGAAGTGAGTAACTATTGACTTAACTTCACGCATCATTTGTTCAATTTCAGGAAAATTAGCCCCTGTATTGACCCAAACCACCAAAACCTTGTCTAAATAATCCTTTACTAAATGCAAGCAAGCAAGGCTGTCTTTACCGCCTGAAAACATCAATGCGACCTTTTCGTGGCGGTTAAAGAAGTCTTGCATTAGAACGCCATTGCCGCAGTACCAGCTAAACTCATCAAACCACCTGTCATGCTTGACTGACCTGCTTGTGCCGCATTAGCGGCCGCTGTGTCGTAGTTACCTTGTGCAGTTGCCGCACCCAACATATCAGCACCTTTTGTGGTTGCTTGTTGGGGAACGCTAACATAGCTAGGGTTAGTAACCTGTGCACCAGTTCTAACAGCATTAAGGGTGTTGATTGGTTCGTTACGCTGATAAGCCGCTTCGTTAAAGCCTCGTTGACGGGCTGGTAAACCAGTTCCAAATCCTTGAGTTGTAGCACCCAACAACATATCGTTTTCTTTTTGGGCTTGTAAACGCATAGCTTCTTCGTATGCTTTTGATCCAATACCAATACCTTGATTTGCTAGGCGTTGCTGTGTTTGCTCACGGCCTTGTTGAATCTGTGGATTCAGGCGTTGCATATACGCATCTTGGTAAGACTGTCCAGCATCAAAACCTAAGTCTGCTAGGTTCTCGGTGCTAAACGGCTTATCAATCATGCCTTGGACATAGCCCAAGCCTTTACCAGTTAATTCGCCAAGTCCGATGCTTGTTTTGTTTTGATAATCAAGAAGTTGCTGTTCCGCAGGGGATAGGGTCTGAGTAGCAGTCCATCCAGCATCAGCGTTGAACTTCATGTAATCGGAAGGATTAGGAGCAGAACCTTGTGATCCACTAGCTTTCCAAGCGTCAATAGCTGATTGATAGCCACTAGCATCCAAAGCCTGTGTAGGCGTTTGGCTATAAGTTAGACTTCCATAAGGTGTAACTTGATTTACACGATTGGCTAATGCGGCCGTTCTAGCCGCTTCTAAATCACCTGCCGCTGTTGCTTGTGCCGCACCTGCATAATCAGGTGGTGGTGGTGCACCGCCTCCGCCTTTTCCCATATCTTTCTCCTATAAACCTACACTTATCTTTTGTCATAACAAAAAATATCATATCGCCATCAGGGGAAACATCGAGTAATCGAGCGTTTTCCTCAAAGCCTAAATTCTTTACAAACTTGATTGATGCCTCATTACCGCTTAAAACGGGCACTACAATCTTATTTACCCCTAATTGTACAAAAGGATAGTCAAAAATGATATTCAAATATTCGGGGGTCATTTTGCCTGTTATGGCTATATGACACATCACCGATACTTTGTTGTAATCTTCGTACCAAACCCCTGCACAAACCTGCCCATCTTTTAACCAGCCTATTGCGTTTGAATTTTCGGGTGTCCACACCATGTTGCAATGTCTTGCTATATATGGGCCGACAATATCCTTGTCCAAACAAAGCATTAAATAACTGATCCTTTTTCCATTACATAGTCGGTACTTGCCCAATGCAATTCAATGCCCTGTGAGGCCACATTGATGTTAATTGAGCCAGCATAACCTAATCCAGTAACGCCCTGCCATATCTTAGTTGTGACCAATCCACCGCCCCAATTGGCTTCATCCCATTTAGATACATCCCAAATACCAGTTGAAATAATATTAGGGTTAAAGGCAATTTGGTTGGTTAAAGGTGTTGTGTCAAAGTCTGTGGATATACCGCATAGCACAGTCGGTAATCCGTTGTCCGTCTGCAAGATTGGGCGTACAAGCGTGAATCGCTTTTGCTGTCCTCTTGTTTCAAAGTAGTTGTAAGCCTGTTGGCAAGTGGCAACAATATTTGATCCATTATCAGAAGTTGCTTGATAAAAATCGCCAACAATGCCATTACCACCAAAATGTATATCCGCATCACCTGAAACCTCCCAGCAATAGGCCTCAATACCTGTAAATCTAGCCCAAGATTTAGTAATTGTGTGCATTACAAACTGTTCCATACCTGAATCGGTAGGAATAGACAGAATTAGCATATTCTCACTAGCAAAATAGTTCACTTGCCAGCCATCTAATGCATAAAACTGCGTTGCCGCTTGGCTAATAGCGTAGAAAATCTTATCGGTTAGGTTTACACGGGGGTCAAGACGGGAAGATTGCAATGCGGCAGTCAACGGGACTAGGCCATCTTGCGTTAATAGCAGTAAATCACCGCCCCATTTAAAGAAACACCTACGGCTAAAGGTTTGACCCATCTGCCATACGCCAACAAGTGACCAATCAGCAGGATCGCTAGGGTTTGAACCCTTGTAAACGATGATTTCACCCATGCTGGTAACAAATACAGCCAAGTCATCAACGCCATAACCAGCGTCAAGTGTCCATGTACCCATTGCTTGCAGGTAACCACCATTACGGGCTACACCACCTAACGGGAATCGGGTCAAAGCACCGCTAATCTCGTCAACGCCACCATACCAAAAGTCTAAAGTATCTTCTTGGCAGTAATACAAGCGGTTTTTAAACAAATTGACATTGGCTAAAGTGCTGGAATCTACGCCAGTTAAGCCAAATACTGTGTATGTACCCACTACTGTAGCGTTAGCCGCAGGAGTTGATGCCATTGTGTATTCAAAGGTAGACGCACCAGTTACATTGATAACATAAGTGCCGTTATATTCAGCAGATGTAGCACCTGAAATGGTTACCCTGTTGTTATCTACCAATCCATGCGGAGAAGCCGTTGTAAGCGTTGCTACTGCTCCAACATGGGTAATACTGCTAATTGTCTGTGCAGTTGTTGTAGTGGCCTGAAATGCCCAATTTGAGCCATCATAAATAAGGGCTGGGTCTTGACCGCTAACAGCAGTTAAAAAGTGACCGCCTGTGTTAGTTAAGTTGATGTGTTGCCATTTAGCTGTAGTTAACCCACTAAATACTTCGGTAAGCGTACCTTTAGTTTCGTAGATTCGGCTACCAGCAAACGCAAACAACTCATAACTTACAGGTTGCGTGTAATTCATCAAGCTGTAAACCTTGCCCGAAATACCTGAAGCGGTCAGGCTATAACCCTTACGCAAGGTTACATCGGTAGGCGTAGGGAAGAAGTTAATCATCGCTACAGCGTCAAGCGGTTGCATCTCAGCTAATGAATCCCTAGCGTTCCAACCCCCAATAGGGGCAGGAAGTGAAGCAGTCATGGAAGTCTGTCTTTTAGCGACTGCCATGATTAACTGCCGTAGCCAGTATCAGGGATATTAGCCCAGCCAATAAGCACAGCACTTGGGCTAGGAGCAAAGGACAATGTTGCTGATCCCTTGTCGTTAGCTTTAGCTACGCTTAAATAGCGGTTGTAGTCTTGTTGCAACGCAGTAGTATCAAAAGACTTAATTTGGAAGTATTTAAGTTTAGTCAGCAATACGATAATTGCGTCATCCAATACAGTTGTATCAGTATCAACAGTAAAGCTGTTCTTTACAGCATTAGACGCACTACGCACAAAACCCTTGGATCGGTACTCAAATCCTAGATATTCTTGGGTGTTGTATGGTGGCCAAATTTGGAATGTGTTGCCAAGAATACGCCAACGGACACGTGGGCCTGTTGAAATATAGCCTGACTTAAGCCATTGCCATTGTTGTGCGTCAACTGGGCCAAGCATCTGCCAATGCTTTGTCTTATCCCAATGGGTGTTATCGGTGATGGTTTCGTAATC